GGATCACACTATGTCTTCACAAAACATGAGCACAGCATCACAATCCCCTACAAAGTTAAAAATGACTTTACAGGCAAACTTATCGCAAGACAGTTACAAAGAGTTTAAGATTATCAAACTTAAATCAGTCAAACCTCGCAAGGCACAGTTACACTTTACGAAGGGTCACTAATTAACACTGAGGGGCAGTTAATTTGCCCCTTATTTGTTATATTGGCGCGGCCGGGCGAACGGGTCCCATCTAGCACTTTCTAACCTACAAAAGTATCCAAACGAGCGATAAATATCATCGAGAATAAAAAAAATTCGCCCAGAAAAAATCGCCGTGAAAAGTTGAATGGGAATTATTGTACCAAATGGAGTAACCACAGGATTTTATCCGTTACCAGAGACGGCAATTCGACTAGCTGCAAAACCTGAGATAAGTTCAATACCGGCAGGATTATTTGAGTTCAAACCGGTAATTCCACCATTAAATCCCATAATCAAAGACATGCTGGAAAGTTTTGGGGGTGGTAATTTTGGAAGTGATGTTATACCCAAATATATTTCGCCGTATGACACATGTCAATTTGATTTCCAGTCCATACCATTATGGAACGTATTAGGCACACATCCGGTATATGGACCAGGTGGTCATTATATATTGAATGTAGATGTAGAGGGTCCTATAGCATGTATGTTAGAGGATCCGTTACCTAGCAAAGAGAGTATACAAGAAACTTTAAGGTCATTAGGGAAATTTTTGCGAGTTGGTATTAGTCCATGGTGGGCTCCTGGATTGTTTATTGAACCATTCATAACAACTAGTAACGTACAACCCCCGGCACTTCCATCACCTGTAAGTCAAACACCAGCTGGAACTGGTAACGGATATCCGCTATTCACTTCCAGAATTAATGGTTATTACACTGACAGGAATTTTTGGGATAGGCAATGGATATTACAAGAGCGTGATGTAATTGCGAAGTATAATTCATTTGGAAGATTTACGAAACCATGGAAACCAGGTAGGGAGCAATTCCCTTTGGACGAGTTAAGTATAAATCAATTCCAGCCATCGGGAATTACACCATTTACATGGTTTAGTAGTAATTTAATTACTGCAGGTTGTGCCGAGGATGTAATGCTACCATATATCCGTTGTGCCGACCAGATATTATCGTATAAACCTACCGAAATCCGAGCATTAAGGTTTTATTATGTTGTCAATATACAGACAGCATTTTATAAACAGTATAAACCGTTTCCGCCATTTTTCGAACCACCGCCTCCAGTTATACTAGAAAACTATCCATATCTATGTCATATGACTGTAGATGCACAACATGATATATTAAGTATATTTAAATTAATATGTTCCCAACAATTAGTAGGTGGATGTACAAGTCGTGAATTTGAGAATTTATCTGAAGTAAAACAACCAGCACCAGATGATACTTTACAATCTGAATGTTTTACTGATATCACTGATTTTAATACATATAATGAGGAGTTACGTCAAACATTCGAGCAAAAGTTGCAAGATCTTAGAGAAATGGAGGGCATCTAATGGGATTACGACCTGCATTATACAATCCGAGTGATCTCACAACTGGACATCAATGTTGGCCACCTGTAGGTTATCTACCACCACCTTTAGGAGCATCACCTAATGTATTAATGAATTCATCATTAGTACATAAAGTAGGAGATTCAACAATTATTCATTCTTGTCCAACTCTTCCTTTTATTCCACATCCGGATATTATTTCAACAGGTTTTCCAACTGTACTAGTAAATGGTACGCCAGTTGCTTTACAGGGTACAAGTGTATTAACATCATTAGGAATTCCAACTGGAATTGTTGCCGGACTAGCGACAACGAATGTAATTTGTGGGGCGGGATCACTAAATACTCCAAATAGGTTAGCTAATTTTAAAGTACCATGAGCGACTATCAAAAAATTACATATAAAACAAAAGACGGAACGTTAAAAGAGCAACGTTTTGATGATTTTAATGAATTTGCAGATCAAATTGAAGATGCAGCAAATGATTTTTATGAAACAGGTATGAACCCCGGATTGGAGATTGAAACACGTTATGGAAACATCACAAGAAAAGAATCCATTACAGGAGGTATTGGATCGCCTGAATTCCTTAGAGACTAGGATAAAGGTATTAGAAGATAAAGTAAGTCAATTTAAAATCCTGTATAAGCGCCCAGGAGGCACTGAATACGAGACCTTAGCACAGACACTTGATTATCTGCACAAGGCACTTGACAAACGCTCCTAGGGGTGTTAAAATGACAAAGTAAACCAAGAGGTATTATGGCGAGAGCAAAAGTTGGATTGATGGGCGACAAGATGATTGAGTCTACTCCCAAGAAAACACGACAGGGCATGGGAAAACATACGAAGTATGCTGCCACTTCTCGTAACGGTAAGCGTAAGCGTTATCGTGGACAGGGGCGATAAATACTTCTGAGATAGAAACCTCTCTAAAAGTTCTACATATGTAGTCCTTTAGAGGGGTTTTTTCATGGCTAATAGTCCAGTAGATAAAAGTGAAGAGTTCATCAAATCTGGTATGACATTGATTACTGACCCAGCAGCAGATAAATTGTTAGAAATTGCTGCCAAACGTTCAAAAAATAAAATTTTAACGGACATGTTGAGTCAGGCAGAATGGGATGATGGTTTTATAGGAAAGTGAGATAAATAAGGAAGAAGTCGTATATCATTCTTGTGCCCACATTTCAGACATTCAAAGATCTGAGTATTGCTTTTAAGCCTCATCCTGTCACTGGGGATGTTGCGACAAAGAAAGATGTATCTGCAATTAGACAATCTCTATTGAATTTGTTATACACCCGACGTGGGGAAAGATTATTTGATTCACAATTAGGTACAAATCTAATTAATCTATTATTTGAACCATTAAGTGAGATAACTGCAGGATTAATTAGAGATGAAATAATAGATGTAATTACAAGTTACGAACCAAGAGTTTCTATTAAATCTATAGAAGTATCCACAAATCAATCATTGGATGGATTTGATGTAAGAATTGACTTCATTGTTGTTGGTAGAGAGGATGTACCTACCAATATAGACCTATTCTTGGAGAGACTATAAAGTGCCGTATTCTCAACTTACTAATCTAGATTACTTAGAAATTAAAGAAAATCTCAAAACATATTTGAGAACTCAGTCAGATTTCACTGATTATGATTTTGAGGGTTCTGCACTCAGTCATATTCTTGATGTTTTAGCATATAATACTTACTATACTGCATTTAACACAAATCTTGTTGCGAATGAGTTTTTTATTGATTCAGCAACACTTAGAGATAATGTTGTAAGGATTGCGAAACAATTAGGGTACAGACCAAGATCTAAAGTTTCCCCTAAAGCAATATTAGATTTTACCACTACAGTTACATCACAAATCAAACCATCCTCTTTGACTCTACAAAAAGGGACAGGTTTTATTACAAATTATGATAACGTATTATACAACTATGTTGTTGTAGAAGATGTTACCGTTCCAGTTAATTCTGGCGTTGCTAATTTTAACAATATTGAAGTATATGAAGGAACATTAGTAAGAGAGTTCTTCACATACGATGAAACACAACCAAATAGAATTATTTTAAGTAATCCTCAACTTGATACTTCAACCATTAGAGTAAATGTATTTGACAATGAAAATACAACTTCAAAACGTCCATATCTAATAGCAGATAATATTCTTGATGTAAATGGACAGTCTAACGTATTTTTTGTTGAGGAAGTAGATGATGAGAAATATGAAATTATTTTTGGAGATGGTACGTTTGGTACTAAATTAAGTACAGGAAATTATCTAGAAATTACTTATTTGATTACTGCTGGTCCAGAATCAAATGGCGTCAAGCCGTTCAGATTCAATGGAGTGATGTTTGATACCAATGGAGCACAATATCCTAATACAACTGTCGTAACCAATGTTACAGAGTCATTTGGTGGCGCTGACATTGAATCTATTAACGATA